GTCCTACATCGTTGCGAGTCCCATAAACATGGCCATGTAATTTTAAGTCCCCCTCAGCTTTCCAAAATGGTTCATTTAAAAGAAAGTTGTACTGGTAAAACTTCTTAGGGCAGGGCATCACCATATCTCTATCTATCGCGCCCCACCAGCCCTCCTCGTTTAGGACTTTAACCACGCCCTCCGACCAACGCCAATGGGGAGCGCAAAATCCTTTTTCATAACTAATTTTACCCGCTTCAAAAGCTCCTTCAATAGCGGGTAATTGCGAATTCTTAAACATTTCATAACTACTTTTGTGCATTTCCAAACGCGTGTGGTATAACCCATGCGGGACTATCTGTATCCATTCAGCATAATCCCCCTCATTAAAGAATTTAATTCTGTTTCCTATAATGGTGTATGCTCCCCAATCCTGCTTTTCATCTATGGGCACTGTAAATAACGAAACTTTAAAGTCTGGAAAATAGTTCTTTAACTTACGAAGTACGTGCATTCTGGAATGTACAAAGCTCCAATCATGTAGATCTAAACAGGCTTTCATGGCTTTATAATACCCCACTTGTATCTTGGAAATACAAAGAAACTTAAATCGTTTTCCATAGCAAAATTAGTCACGGCCTTAACAACCCCGAATCTAACACCCGTCCTTGTCTTACGATTAACAAAGTCATCACCCAACAAAAACCCCCCGTGCTTCACCTTCGGATACCAGACATGGATATCTTTGCAAACACCCTCAAAGGTATGGTCTGCGTCCAAATATACAAGATCGAAGTAATTGTCTTCAAACTCTTCAGCTACATTAGTGGAATAATCTCTTATTATTTTCACATTTGGAAGGTCGCCTATTCTCGCTACTAGGTTGTTATATTGGGAGTTCAGTTGTTCTTGTGAGTAACCCTTGTCGTTTACAGCTATATCGCCTGTATCTGCCCATATATCAACAGCTACTGCCACCTCCGGATTATGTTTAATCATTTTTTCAAAATTTAAACCTTTACGAACCCCCACCTCACAAATTCTTTGACAGTTATACTTCTCCATGAAGGGCTTCCAAAGTCTATAATGTTTGTTCCATCTTAAGGAACTTAAATCGTTTAATACTTCATTCATATAAATTTCCCGGCAACGTCGTTGGCCTTTCCCCAATAAGGAATATCAAATGCGCGTACAGTGCCCATTCTTTTACTCTTCTCTTGCTCTAGGTGATCTATAGCCCCAACATGACTGAGGAAAACTGTCCCTACAGTAGACCAAAAAAACATCATTTCGTATCTTTCTAGTCTCGTGCCCTTTTCTTTACCCAGCTCTCCGATTCTATTATTTGTTGGGTACCTTCTAAACCTTGCCTCCAAAGACTTAACAACTAATTCCCGCGGGGCTATCATGGAGCCGTTAGAGGTACGCTTCTTATGATAGAACGTAGGCACGCCCCATGTAAAGAGTCCCCAGCGCGTCCCTTCATATGCAAAAGTATCCATAGGTGGGCGAAACTGAAAATGCTCTTTTGGATAAAGGTGATCGTCTTCAGCAATAGCTATATAAGGGGTGGTTGCTAGTTTAGCTCCCCTTAAAATCTGTTTGTATATGTTGAGCACGCTGGGCTCGGCAGTCTGCACCAAGTTTATATCTCCCCAATCTAAAAGGTTCCTGGATATGGTAATAACCTTAGCGCCGTCGCCTGCCTCTAGGAGCTTAGCTTTATGGTACTCTGCCCACTTCTCGGGGACTTTATTAACTGTTAAAAATATTATTGTTAAATCTTCATTCATTTAATTTGTTCTCCCTAACAGTTCGTAACTCAAAAGATTCGTGTTATTCCATCCAAGCAAATAACCTATTGGTTTTCCATTTTCTGAAAATGGCACCCCCATCCTTATAACACCACCTTTTTTCAATACTCTATGAGCCTCTCCAAAGGCAAATACAAGATCTCTCCATAGTAACTGTTGGAAAACTGCCATACCTACAATCCCGGCTACGCTACCATCTTCGTGATTCCATGGCTTTGACATGTCCATCTGCTCATCTAGTTTATACATTTTGCCTTTCCAACCAGTGAGTAGATCCGAGTTTATAAATCCTTTAGAATATCTGGTTGCACATCCAACGTGCAGGTATTTTAAAGGTTCCATTTCGGCTTTATTTCATTTTCAAAATAATCTTTCCATGTCTTTACAGAGTAGGCCCAGCAACGCTCATTATCTGAAGGGTTCTCAGGGGTGCCGTTATTGTGGGTACGGCGGAAAGACCTGTGTTTATGGGCATGCCAAATATTCTTGTTTACCATCAACTTGCCCCCCGCCTTCCAAGTTTTAAAAACCATTTCGTGTGAGTCCTGATAAAGGGGGCCGTAGTTTTCGGAATCCAGTTCCCCTATAACCTCGTCCCACCAGGTGCGCTTCATAAACCAACAAGAGCCCTGCATGGCCATTGTTTCATCTATCATCACATCTGCATTTTTCTTAGCTTTGCTTTTTCTCTCTAAGCCGGAGAACTTATAAACACCCTCGCTGACTTTCTGCATTTTTAAATCGGAGTAATCAACAGGAGCAATCTCCATAACTTCCCACTTATCTACATCAAGGAAGTAACGACGTGGGGTCATTATCCAGTTATCTTCTATTTGAGAAACAGCGATACGATCGTACCCTTTAGAAAATATTGCGTGCTCATCAGTGCGCATGAGGTATTCTCCAGTAGAAGCCAAAACACCAATATTTATGGCGCCTCGCATGCCCCGATTCCTTCCTAAATGAACTGTAACTACCCTTTTGTCCTCTTTAAGAGGAACTTTAGGCCAGTAACCGTCCAGAACTACTACAATTTCAAGAGCGTCTCCCAATTCGGAGTTCTCTAGTAAGGAGTCTATTGTTTTCTGTAGCTTGGGATCTTTATAACTTGGAATTATTACGGACAGTTTGATCATTTGTAATCATTATAGACTACTTTTGACTAATGTAAAGACTTTTCTATTAGAAACTTGGTGAAATACTTGGGGAATAACTTGGGCTAAAGCTTGGTGACAGTGACACACTTGGTGATACTGATGGGCTCAAACTTGGGGACAAACTCTGACTCAGTGATGGACTAAAACTTGGACTGAAAGATGGTGACAAACTTGGTGAAGCTGATGGGGATAAGCTTGGCGACCTGGACTCACTTGGTGAAGTACTTGGTGACGCTGATGGTGATAGAGATGGGCTCAATGATGGGCTCAAACTTGGACTAAAAGAAGGACTTAAGCTTGGCGACACTGAAACACTTGGTGATACAGAAACACTTGGTGAGACTGATGGTGAGAAACTTGGACTAAATGATGGGCTGAAGCTTGGTGATAAGCTTGGGCTAAATGAAGGGCTTAAGGATGGCGATAAACTTGGGCTAAATGAAGGGCTTAAGGATGGTGATAAACTTGGTGATAAACTTGGGCTCAAAGATGAACTTGCAGATGGTGACACTGTAACTGCACCTACACCAACCCAAGTTGCAGCCGCTTCGTTGCCGGAGTTAAGAAACACTCCATCTCCAGAAGAGAACTTGTAAGTCCACATAGCGCCCTTTTTAAATCCTAAATCTCCTGTAGGAATTGTTTTACCAGCTGACAATACAATTCTATCCTCACTATCACGTAACATAACTTCGTTATACAAATAATCATCGAGAGCAGTCAAAGTATCGATTTCGGCTTGAGTTCTCAATCCGACAGCAATAGCTTGAATTCTATCTATTTCTACTTGTGTTGCGTTTGGTAATTCCCCTTTTAGTTTAAATTTTGGCATAATCTTTCCTTGTCTCCCGCCCCCGAAGGGGCGGAAGTTAATTTCTAGTGATCCTTACTAGGCGACGTACCAGAAACCTTCTACTAAGGCTTTCCTTCTTTCGTCTGCAACTTTAGCTCCGTACACGTGCAAAGACTTGTACGCTTTACCAAAGTTACCAATTAGATCTTCAATTCCATTCTCAGTCATTCCCATTGCGAAGGTAATTGCAGATTTGTGGCCACCCATACAGTTGTAACCGTCGGTGTTATCGCCATCTATTCTGTCATCACTGACTTCGTAGATATCAAATCCACAGAATTTCTTTGACAAAATTCCGTTCATTACGTTCTCACGACCGGACTCAGTACCTGCGGAAATGTACTCAGGAGCCTGTCTAACAAGGTTCGCAATTCTGGCGGGTATTACTAACCATCGATTTTCCATAGGAATTTCTCTGTTAGTTAAAATCATACCCAATTCGTTACAGCGAGCGAAAATTGTATCTTTCGTCACTGCTAACTTAGTATTTGCTTGAACAGTGTAAGTTGCTCCACCTGAGATTGCGCCCCCACTATAAGCGGAAGTTTCATCATCGGAGTCATCTTCGATCACAATATTAGTAGTATTGGTAAATGTTTTAACTCTATACCAAGCCGTATGTCCTAATGCTTTAAACCCTTTACCTACCATTCCAGTAGTAAATGTGGTTCCGGAACCTACAACTGCGCCAGTTGTAACAGTAATCGTTACTGTTCCTGTGTCATAGTCAGTACCGTCTCTATTTCCAGCTCCAACATCGCCGTTAAGTGTTAATACAAAAGTATCAACAACCTTTTTCAGCTCATTGGCAACTTGATCTAAGATTGTCCCATCTGGGGATTTAATGTACGAACGGAATGTATCGTAGTCCTTGATCTTGAAATAAAATGCTTTTAGCTGGTCTGTTACTAGCTGGGAGTTACTCTCTGTAAGCTCGTCAGCAGTTAGGTCAGCCCCGGTGTACGTCTTTGAGGAAATTGCACCGAACGTCAAAACGTTAAGAATTGACGATTTATCCTTTACTTGGCCTTCGTAATCGCGGTTTGTTATGGCCTCGGATACGGAACGCATGTAAAAGATTCGTAACGCCTGTGAGGCGAAAGCTTCGACTAATTTTGTAGGATAGTCTGACATAATCGTTTTCCTTTACTTTAAATTAATAATTAGTTAGGTCGCGGTCCCGATTATGTCGAGGTTAGCTTGATAAACAAATATTATCTGTAATGTGGGGTGATTGTCAAGTGTAACTTATTCGCGGTCTAGTAAATCCAAGCCGACTTTACCTTCTACAATAAGTTTCTTGTATCTAGCAGGGTTTGTAGTCCTTATAACACGAAGTTCTTCAGCAGTTACTTCTTTTGGTTTTGGAATGGAATCTCCACCCCCACCTCGCGAAAGTAATACTCCGCCCTTCTTCTTTGGGACTTTCTTGGGTTCATCAGTCTGGATAGTGAATAAAAAGGACGTAGCCAAATCTTCAAGCTCCATACCCCGGCGATTCTTCTTCATACAGTGCTTTTTAAAAGCGGACTCATTATCAGCAAGACTTGGGTACTTAGCAACAATCTCAGCAGAGTTAGCAAACTTATCAACTGCCTTTGCCCACACATCAATTTCTTGCCCGGCATCAGAAGCTTCCTTTATCAACCTAAACTGATTTGCTGTTCTGTAGGAATTTTTAAGCATACTTACTGCAAACTCATCAAGATCATCATAAACCGCGCCCTGGCTAATCGCGTACGCACGCAACTCTGGGAGAGATGGTTCCGGTAAGTTGGAGGCTTCATCAATCTTATTCTTCATCTGTTCATTTTTAAAATGTAGGGTAGTAGCTTCACTGCTGGAATCTTGGAATTTCTTTTTATAGTCGGGCTCGGGTGCTAGCTCGGGTTCTGGTGCTGGGGCAGGTTCAACAGGGGGCGTGACGGGCGCCGGGGTAGCATCTTTAGTATCCATATTTTCAGTAGCTACATCTTCAGGAATAGGGACATCATCATCATTTAATATATCTTGGAGGTTTTTATCGTCTTCTGCTTTTGTAAGTTTTCTATTATCTTGTGCCATATTTAACTTTCAACCGCCCTAGTCTTTAGGGTTGGTGGTTATTTCCCGCCGGGATTCTGTGACTCTTGTACAGTCTTGGTTTCCTCAGCTTTTGCTTCTGCTTCTTTTCTTGCTTTATTTTCAGCTCTTTGATTTTCCTTATTAAAAGTGGCTTTTGCTTCGGGACTCATAGGCTTTACATTACCCAAAACTTCTTTAAAAACTTCGAGTTGCTCAGGCCTTAGGTAAGCACGTCTAGCTTTTAAAAAGTTCCTATCATAGGAATTCTCTTTTAAAAGTAACTCTGTTGGTGGCATCATTGTAATTCTATCGAATATTTCGCGGGCTTCGGGATTCATCATAATAATTTATTATAGATAGTGTTCTTGACTATTGTCAAGTAGCTTTCTTCGCAACTTGTTTCTTAAACGCCTCTTCAGCTTTTTCGGGTGCGAGCAAAAACATTTCCAATAAGATGTAGTTTTTAAGACGGGCCTGAAGCAGTACAATCTTCAACTCGTCATCTAGGGAAGTATTTGTGAGTTGCAGGGCTATCGAATTTTTCATATAAGAAATATAGTTCTTAACATCCCCAACAGAAAGAGTCTTAGGAGCAAAGTTTGATTTGTTGTAAGTTTCTTGCTCGGCGGTAGTTAAATCCTCGTAACCTAGCGCCTGGTCTTTTAAAATTTTATCGTATATATTTTCCATATTTTATGCGGGCACTCCTCCCCCCGTAACTGGCGACCCCTGTACCATAGGCATTGGGGTAAGTTCCTGCTTCTCCTCCCCTTCCTCCTCAACTACTGGAGCTGGAGGATTCTGAATCTCATACTCCTGGACTTGCTGAATCTCTTCTATCCCAAGTCCTGCGAATCTTAAAAGCTTATTATTGTAAATTTGTTTAAGCGGAGCGTTGGTTGGCATAGATTGAATAGATGCGTTTAGTTTCTGA